TTGACCACCGAGGTCTCCTCATGTGGAAAGAGGTCTGAGATTTTTTATTGAGTGGCGCGGCCAAGGGCCACCTTTAGGGCCCGTAGGGGGGTGGGGTGGGTCACTCACCCCACCTTAGAATAAAGGATTAGTGATCTCAACGAACACTACGTTAGCACATAGCCATCTCGACTCATCAGGTCCCAGAGCTCGTCGAGGGTCCATTTCACTGTTGACGCAGTATATGGTTGCTTTTCCTCCTCGGCATTTGCGAACAGCTCGATACTTTCCGCTAGCATTGAACTCAGACTGGCATCCAAGCACGGGCTTCCATGGGAAACGGTCGATTGGGATGTCGTCGATAACGGCGTATTTGGCATCGTCTCTCCAGCAGTCTGGCGTCCACTGTCCGTTTGCGTAAATGTGTGAGGAAGGTTCAATAGATCTTGCCCACGAAGTCTTCCCCGTTCGAGATTCACCCACCAAGCAGAGTGTTTTGGGTCTATCTGGACACAAATCGATCTTAGACAATAGGCATGAGAGGATATCCAACAAGACGGCAGGGAGGGGACTGGGGCCCCCCCGGACCTGTTACTTACATTTTCCTTGACCCAGTCTGTCATCACGGGTAGCTCTCTGAATTCTCCTCTGGTTCTTCCACGATAGGTGTCAGGAGGTGAAGGCCATTTCCACCGGCAGAATTCTTGAAGACGTCCGAGGTACAGTACGAGATCTCTAGGGCGCTGCTCTCCAACTCGTGCCAGAAAATCATCCGGACCGCTGCAACCGTCGAGGATTGATGCGTAGGTATCTCCTCCACCAGGTTCTCTAGCTTCGAGCGGCGGCTCAGAATCCAGCGGTGAATCGTCCTCCTTACGTATGTAGGCAAGCACATGTCCGAGTGAACGAGGTCGTTGGACATTGGGATGATGACCGTCCACATCGAAACAATCGGATCCCACAAAGCGCTTTCGTCTTCCCCAGCGTACCACAGCGTGAAGGTGAGGGTTCCCGTCCTCGTGCAACTCCCGTGCAATGCAAAACTGTCTAGCACCCAGACGCTCTTCGACGAACTCTCGAAGTCGCTCGCGGGTGAGTGTACCGGACTGTGCATAGGTGAGAAATACCAGTTGTCCATCGAAGGCGAAGTTGTCTGCTGGCATTTATAATATTACCCAGCAGACACCCGCCACCCGCCACCCTATATATAAGGATTGCAAAATCGAAAAACATTTCGATGAATCCTTTGTGGATAGCTGCGCAACTCGCTGCACCGCAATTGGCCTACGCCGCAGAAAGGCTTGCGCCAATAGCACCTGTCGCATCCGCATTTGGACGTTCTTTGGATGAAGGCAGGAAGCGGAAGCACGGACTCATCTCTCCTCCACTCACTCCAGAACTTAGAAAGCAAGCTCGACTCGCTTTACAATCTACTTCAGGAGGTATGGCGCGTTTTGGAACACGTCGACGTTTCGGGCGACGAACACGGAGATTCGGACGAAGACGAACTCGCAGAACTCGAGTGAAGAGAGTTCTTGCTACTGCTCGCAGGCGCAGGTTCAGACGCTCTGTTCAGAAAATCATGCTTCGAAGGCTCGAGACATTCAAGAAACATTACACCGAAACGGCCTTTACACTCGCACCCGGGAATGGCACTACTGCTATGAACGTACGCATATTCGCACCATGGCAGTCAGCTTTTGCCCAGGGCACCGGATCGGGGCAAATTCACGGGAGCAAAGTCCATCTCTGGAAGTTCATGTGGAGACTCAACATGAAGGGCTTGCTTGCAGGTGATGTTCACGTGCAAGTTGTATTCTTCAAGTCAGATTTTCAGATGGACGTTACCGCCGGAGGTACTGACGTAAATAATGAAGGACAGACCATGTCCGCCACGACGACCGTTACTACCAACCCCGCGCAAAGTGCACCGAACGGCAATATCCCGCTCTTTGATGTCACCGCTTCGCCAGGCCAATTTTCAGGCCTTAGTCCGGTCACGAAGTATAACAACGATAACATCGATATCCTCAAGATCTGGAACTTCAAGCTCCACGGCTTTGGACAAGCAGCTACCGACCCTTTCCTCGATACTACACTTACCTTCCCGTTCCGAAAGGATGTTCAGATTCAAGAAACGCAAGAAACTATTGACGGAGTCCCTCGATTCTTTGGACCTAGCTCAAGTCGCGGAAATTACAGCCAGTACTACATCGCTCTCCGAACTTGGGGAGCGGATTTTATCAGCGCGTCTTCAGCGATTGACGTTGACCACCGAGGTCTCCTCATGTGGAAAGAGGTCTGAGATTTTTTATTGAGTGGCGCGGCCAAGGGCCACCTTTAGGGCCCGTAGGGGGGTGGGGTGGGTCACTCACCCCACCTTAGAAT